ACATGGATGACCTGAGGCAACTGGCGAAAGAAGCTGCGGCCACCACTTATACCCCACGCGCCAAGCGTTGTTGGTGGTGGCTGTCTCATGAATGGACGATGTGGGAGCGGAAACCGGGCTATTCGTCGATATACATCCGACGTTGCGTGCGCTGTGGGCGTCCACAAGAGCGGTTCTTCTGACGAAAGCAGACCCTCAGCTAAATACGTTGTGTTGTTGATACGTCGCTTTGAGCCAAAGAGCATCGTCACTGTCCAGGTGCTGTACTTCATCCCTGGCTACTCGTTGCTCAACGAGTTCCTCTGGCAGACACTCGATACCCGACCGCGCTATCCGCGTGTGCACAGCTTTCTGGATTACTGGCGGCGCGAGATCGACGCCGTGATCAAAGAAGTCACGATCTGCGATGTGGGGCCGCGATGAGCACTGTGTTGCCTGCCAACCACATCAAACGTGCTAACACTAAAAGCAACTACACGCCGAAGCAACTGCGTGAGCTACAGCGATGCGCCACTGATCCAGTGTACTTCATGCGAAACTTTGTGAAGGTGCAACACCCGACCAAAGGTTCGGTGGATTTCATTTTGCACGACTTTCAGAAGGAGATGGTCAACGCCTTCAATACCCATAGATTCCATTGTGCGTTGGCAGCCCGACAAATTGGAAAGTGCCACACATACCATACTAGCATAACTCAGAATAGTAAGCAAGAGAAAATCGGCAATTTACTAAGATATTCCTTAAGAGAGCGAGTCATCAACATGCTAGAACGATGTCTATTACTATTGTGTTCCTTGCCCAAATGATATATAGTCATCAGTTTGGAGAAACTGATGTATACCTTTGAATGTGCTTTCTGCGGCAAGGCATTCTCGACACCGGAAAAGGATCAAAAGTGTTGTTCATACAGTTGTGCGGTACGCAACCGACCCAAGTACCGCACTTGCAATCTGTGCGGCGAACGGATGGTAGGCGGCATACCCGAGTTCATTGAGCACGGACAAGTACATCATCCCGACCATTTCCTTACTGGACAGTCCGGAAGCAGCCCAAAGTTCGCTCCTAAACGATACTGGTGTCCTCTCGATGAGCAATGGTATAGTGAAATGAATTGGCTCAGCCGAACCATACACAAACATGGCTTGAGCAATGAAGAATACTACATCAGATACGGACAACAGTATCTTCCCGATATCTGGCACAAGAATACATCTGACTCGGTGCTAGGTGACGCTCGCAATCATAAGCATTGTCTGCAATGTTCTAAGCCAACAAAATTCCAAAACACCAAATGGGCCTACCCAGCGTTCTGTTGCTTTTCCTGCTCAACCGCTTGGTATGCCCATAACACAGATCGTGTAGCACAAGCGATGGGGACAATGCAAGAAAAGCGAGCGCTTGATCCCACCTTCCGCTTGATCCCAAATCAACTTGATTATTGGGTCGTGAAACATGGATTGACGTTGGAAGAAGCCAAACAGAAGGTCAAGGAACGTCAGACCACCAATAGTGTGGAGGCATTCATCCGACGTGCTGGCGGCGATGTCGAAGCAGGCACCCTGCTGCACATGGAGCGACAGGAGAAATGGCTCAACAGTCTTGAAGCGCGTGGTTGGTTCGGCAATCACAGTGATGTAAGTCGCAGATTATTTGAAGAACTGCAAATGCGAATGACCGATGAACTCCTGTTTGGCGACAGAGAACTTACGGTTAGAGGTAAAGATAGATACTTCAAGCTCGATTGCACGATTGCTGGCACTAAGAAGGCTATTGAGTTTTTCGGAGACTATTGGCATGCCAATCCACGAAAGTATGCCGACAATCATCCGATCCGTCGTCTTGACGAAGGCGGTTTCGTCACTGCCCAAGAGATCAGGGCGCGCGATGCTGGTCGACTTCAGCAACTGCAAGATGCAGGCTTTGACGTTTTGGTTGTCTGGGAAGCTGATTACATGGATGATCCCGAGGGCACGGTCGCCCGTTGCGTCGCCTTCCTAAATACTGATCATGTTGCGCAAGCTTCTAATCGCAGCAATCAAGGGTTTGTTGTGGCTACTTGATGCTGATCATCGTCGCAATCATCAGATCAGCGACGATGACATGCACAAGTTTACTCATATCATCGAGACAGACTTCCAAAGTGACTTTGGCCGGGTCTCCAATGTCATGCGGACGGTACCTTATGAGGTGTGGCAGCTAACGACGACAAGCAAGCGATTGCTAGCTGCCGACCGGCATCGTGTGATTCGGAGCGATAACACCCCAGTATGGCTTAGCGACCTTCATCCTGGTGATTACATCCACACAGATACTGGGCCAGAGCAAGTGATATCGTGCCGCAATCTAGGCGTACGCTGTCATATGTACTCACTTGAAGTGGATACACCTGATCCATCTGACCCGATGAATCATCTGTACTACACCGATGGCATCCTTTCTCATAACACTACCGTCGCCGCCGCCTTCCTGCTCTGGAAGGCGATGTTCACCGATGACTTCACCGTGCTTATCACCGCCAACAATTACAATCAGGCATTGGAAATCATGGAACGCGTGCGCTATGCTTACGAAGGGTTGCCGGATCACATTCGCGCCGGAGTCCGTGAGTATAACAAATCGAGTATTCATTTCGACAATCGATCGCGCATCATCTCGCGCGCCACGACCGCACACGCCGGTCGTGGTCTGTCCATCTCATTGTTATACGTCGATGAGTTTGCTGCGATCCCGCCCAACATTGCCAAATCATTCTGGACTGCCATTCGACCGACTTTGGCGAACGGTGGTGCCTGTATCATCACCTCAACGCCATTGAGTGATGAGGATCAGTTCGCACAAATCTGGAAGGGGGCAATCGATAACACTGATGAGCATGGCAACCTATTGCCCGGCGGGGTTGGTCGCAATGGGTTCTTCGCTACCAAGTTCACATGGCGCGATCATCCCGACCGCGATGAGAAGTGGGCTGAAACTGAACGCGCCTCACTTGGCCCAGTAAAATTTCTCGTTGAGCACGAATGCGAATTCGTGGGCGACAGCGACACTCTGATCAATCCGCTGGTGTTCTCCCGTCTGCATGCCAAGCCGCCTGCCTTCTACATCGGCGCAGCCCGCTGGTATCATGAACCGGACCCGAACCGGGCTTTCATCGTGGCGCTCGATCCTTCCCTGGGAATGAATGGCGACTATGGCGCCATCGAAGTGTTCCAACTTCCCGAGATGATCCAAGTCGCCGAATGGCAGTCCAACAATCTTGCCCCGCGATTGCAGGCAGCCGCATTGCGGGAAGTATTGATCTCGCTAGACTACACTTTACGAGAACATCCGCAGCAGATTAGCGACCCTGAACTGTTTTGGACTTTTGAGAACAACACAATTGGCGAAGCTATACTGCAAATCGTCGAAGACAGCGGCGAAGATCGGTTTCCTGGCATGTTGGTCACCGAACGCAAACGCAAGAACATGCCGCAACCGCGTGTCCGCCGCGGTATGAACACCACGCCTAAGCGTAAGCTGTCAGCATGCGCCCGCTTGAAGAGCCTGATCGAAACAGATCGGATGGATATTCGCAGTCAAAATCTGATCAGCGAATTGAAGAACTTCGTCGCAGTCGGCTCCTCGTATAAGGCCAAATCCGGTGAGCATGACGATCTGGTCAGTGCCACGATGCTGGCAATCCGGGCCATCGACGTGATGTTCAGTTGGGGTGTGCAGGCAGGCTCCCTCCGTGAGTACATTCAGGATGACGAGATATCTTATGCCAGCAACGATGAATCGCCCTATATCGAGGCCATGCCGGTTGTGATATAATCACCGTATGCTTCTAATCTATCCGGATATCATGGCGCACAGCGTGTGTGACACGCTGATCCACGAGCATGCGACCAATCCGAACAAGCGGATCACCTTGGAAGCGGACCAGAGCTTTGATGATCGGGTGCTGCTGTTGCAAAACATGACGCAAGATGCCGGGTTTCTTGCCGCCTCGATTGCCCATGAGATGGGCGAAGTTATCGGGCGCCACTTCCAGGTGCCGGTTTATCCAGAGACCGTCGCCGTGGTGCGGTGGGATGCGGGCCAAGAGATGGCCTTGCATCAGGACGGGCAACGACCTGAGACCGCCAACCGCACGCATTCCGTGGTGGTCTATCTGAATGACCAAGCGGATGGCGGCGAAATCTACTTTCCTGACATCGGCACCACAATCAGTCCTCGGCGGGCACTGATGGTCGCTTATGAGAAGGCCATGTTACACGGGGTGCGGCCCGTCATGCACCCCCGCTACACGCTGACCCTGTGGTATTCGACCGATCCCGCGGTATCGATCATTGCGTTTGGATAGGCTGCGGCCACCGTCTCGCCCGGTCTCCTTCTATCTTGTGCGCGATTATGCCACCGATGCCGCCGACCACGAGCAACGTGAGGACGGCACTCCAGGCGAT